ATATTTATTTGCCACACTTAACTTAGCAATAGCAGATGTCCAAGGTGACATTTTCTGCGCTAACTGTCCTGCCGCAAGCATACTTAGAGAAGCTTGTGTAAATAAAGCATCTTCTGCCTTTAACTTAATATCTTTTGTATAAGACCACGAAATGGTCTTTCTATTACCTATACCACCATAGTGTTCAGATGTACCTACATTCTTTGAAAAATTAGTTAACTTCAAAGAATCAAGATATAGGACTGGGAGATAAAACTCCTCAGTCCCAATCCTGTTTATTGAGTATAAAGTAACGTCAGCTACATCTCTTATTCCTTTTTCAGCAAAAATATTCATTCGCTCTCACTTCCTTTGATAGTAGCTGAGTATTCTTCTGGTGTTAAAATACGCGGCTCTAAAGTCTAAGATGGTAATTTTGTTTCGTCGATAGAATATACATTTAATGTACCTTCTATAACTGCATTTACATTTTCCGGCGCAAGTTCGTAGTCTTCTGTAGTCTTTACTTCACCTTGCTCTTCACCAAGTAAGATAGGAGCAATATCTCTATCCTAAGCGTAAACCGCAAGCGTTAAATCTGGTTCGACAGTACCACTATATTCTTCCGGATATAATACTGGATGAGGACTAGTTTCCTCAACAACAGTTTCAATATTCTTGCCGCAAGGACAAGCATTATTAACTACATCATAAGCAGTTAATATAATCATTTGACCATTCTTTGGTCTTAATGCATTTAATTTCATTGAGAATACAGTTGGGTCGCCACTTGCATTTAAGTTTAATTTATTAGTTACAGACAATTTGCATAATGGAATTTCAATTTGGTACTTAATATCTTCTCCATATCTATCGCGCATAAAAGTCTGGCCAACAAACTTAAAGTAGCCGGGATAATGTTTAGAATCTATAATAAGTCTTTTGCCTAATGATTTGTGTTCTTTAGCCTTGAAACGTTCCCATTTATAATAACGTTCCCCACCTTTGATTATAGCTAAGTTACCTGTAACCCTTTGACCATTGCGGCGATAAAATTCAAAAGCGTTTGGTATGTATGGTTGCATTGTCTTAGGGTTCAAATAAACCTTTAAAGGTGTCTGGGAATATTTGTCAAGGTATCTATACTGTCCGTGAAGCATATTTACATCAGTGTCTATACAGAAGTCCTATTTAGCTACGAATTCCTCACATTCTTCTATATAGAAGGCATCGTCGTATCCTGTTTCTAATTTGTATATAGTTTCTTGCGGCGAAGTAATATTAGTATTGTACACCACATTTACATTAGCAAAATAACGGTAAGGTAAGTAATCGCCATTGTTAATGGCATAATTTTCATCAGTTGTTCGTTGGCTATAAAGTTTATTGCGTTCGCAACCACTTCTATAACCATCTATATATAAATTCTATGTCAAGAACAAAACGTCCGAATCTGTTACATCTTTACCCCATTCCTTTAATGTAGCAATAGCCACTGGTTCATATTCCTTTTTAGCGTTGGTAATGTGTTCTCTTATCCATTCAAAAACTTCTCTACCATACTGATAATGTATAGCAAAGTATTCATTATCATAGGTATTATAAGTTTCCTAATCATGAATGTATGGAGTCTTATACCATGACTCTTCATTTTCTGTTGGGCCTTTACCATTAAAGAAATACCATTTCTAAGTCTGTTCTCTATAGAACAGAATTAAATCATTAATTGCAATTCTATTATTACCATCGGTAGATTCAACATAACCGTCTATCATCCAACAATATATAGACGATTCTCCAACGTATTGCTTATCATCTACGCCCCACCTATCCGGGATTATCATAAAATCAGAAAATTTTTCTGCAACTAATGTACCTGTTCTTAAACACTGGTCTGGCGCGAAATCATCCACGTTTCTATCGTAGAAGTATCTCAGATATAATCTTAAATAGCCAGCACCCAATTTACCTGTCCAGAACAAACTGTTTGAAGCTGGAGTAAAAAGAGCATCTTCTAAATTAATAACTATATCACGTCCAAAATCCCAAGCCATAAGCTTTGGATTGCAACTTCCGCCCGAAGAATAAGCAGAAGAAATACTTTCATCTACAGTGGACACCTTTAAGGTGTCCATGTAGAGAACGGGGATATCGACTTCATTATCGTCTTTGTCAAGTTCAATGGCATACAGACAGCCCTATAAGACTTCTCTTGTGCCGAACTCCTCAAACATTTCCATCTTATCCCTCCTTTATATTACTGTGCTGTAATTTTTGTTGAACCGTCCTTTGGTACAAGACCACCACAACCCTGTTTCTGAGTTTTTTCAACTTCAAAGAACTCAATAATCATCTGGCCGCCTTCCTTTGGCTGTGCAACTTCAACTTCCATAGAGAATGTTGTTGGGTCGCCATCAGGACTCATTGTGAAGCTGTTGTTAGATTTAATCTTACATACAGGGAGTGTAATCTTAATTCTCTGGTCTTCCTGAGTATCACGGCTTCTGATAAAGCTTTCCATTTCAATCTGGTATACACCAGGGAATGTGCCCTTATCAACGATAATCTTCTGAGTGTTAATTGGGTTCTGCTTTGTGCTAAGTGTTAAGCTAGCCTTAAGGTATGGTTCTGACTGGTGGAACCAGTAGTCATCATCGTAAGGAGCCATTGTGTTTGGATTAACATATGCCCAGATTTCGCGGCTAAGATTTGGCTTCTTGCAGCATGGTACGCAAAGGCCTGTATCTTCTGAAACACCTTCTGAATCTGTAAGTGAGTAATCCACACCTGTTACTTCGCCAACAGTACCAACAGTTGATGGTGTTGCAAGTGTTCTCTTAATGTAAAGAGCACCTGTTCTATCAATCTTGAAGTTGTCTACTGAAGCTGTGGCTGCTGTCTTATCATCAAGCTCTGGAGCTGTGCTAAGGAAGATTGGGAAAGCAACCGCAAAACCTGTTACATCAGTAAAGAAATCAAGGAAATCTGTTTCTGTGTACCAAGTGTTATAAGCAAGTGTTGAATGTTCATCGGCTAAAACTGTTGTGATACCCTGTTTAACAGTAAGGTTATTTGCATAATCAAGAGTTGAAACGTATGTTGAATTAGCGAATGGTCTTACTGTATCATCAAGGCCACCAACAATATCTTTTGGACCGATTGAGTATATGTCTTCCTTGTACTTAGTAATGATGTAATAAGCAAGAGCATTAATGCTATCAAATCTTACCCACATATCAATGCCGGCAAACTGTGTAACATCAACAACTTCTGTTACGTCAATCCAAGCAAGGTCTTCCTGTGCTACGCCGTCTCCAGCGATTTCTGGGTCAACATCTTCGATTTTTCTTGTTAAATCCCAGTCTACAGTAGTTGCACCAAGATAAGCTCTGATAGAACCATCAAGGCAAACTCTGATTTTTAAGAATGGGTAAGCATCAACATCATCTAAGTATCTAAGTGCCTTATCTTCTACAACGCTAGCACAAGCCTTTGTTGTTTCACCATTCTCGTTCTGTTTATGATAAATGATTTTTGCGGCTACCGGAGTATCCTCATATAAATCATAACCTCTCTTATAAGTAATCTCATATTTAAAAGATTCAGATGGCTGATTAATACCAACTGTCTGTCTTCTCTTAATTGGATAAGATTTACCATAGATATTAAAAAATCTATCCGGAACGATAGCTAATGACCTTACCTCAGACTCAATTTCTGCGGCCCATCTGTAAGGCTTACCCTTAACTGCACCGAAACCTTTAATATTTACACCATCAATAACAGATGAACGCTGTAAATAAATCGGGTCACCATTGAAGTCCTGAACAACGTCTTCAGAGCCATCTCTTGGAAGTAAATTACCAACTGTAGCTTCTGCACCATCATTTCTAGGATAGAAACATTTTTCAAAACGGCTAACTCTATCAACGCCGCAATTATTAACAAGTCCTGATGTTATATCAACCTGACCATTTTTCCAATCTGCGCCAAGAACACCGCCCCAGCATAAGCCGAGTGATGCTGGTGTACAAAGTGCATCTTCAAGTGTGAGATTAATTGTTTTACCGAAATCCCATGAAATAAGTCTAGAGTTACCTCTGCCGCCTTGTGCCCAAGTGCCATCAGCAGATTTTTCTGTAGTTGCAACCTTTAAAGTATCAAGGAATAAGGCTGGGAGGCGATAGAGTCCTCCCGAGCCATCCTTTTTCTTATGAATACTTGAAATGGTTACATCAGCGGCTTCCTTTATACCATACTGGTCAAATAAGTTCACTGAGTATCACCTCTCAATTAATCAATATTCTGTAGCGCCAATAGCGATTGCTTCGCCCTCGTCTTCTCCGTCAACCTTGTAAAGTTCAGCTTCATCAAGAAGGTTAAGGTTCTCAGTACCAACAATCATTGTTGAACCATCGTTTTCTTCTGTATTTTCTACAATTTCAAACTGAACGAATTTAACCATTTCGCCGTTTTCAGGTCTCTGAACGTCCATGTCAAAGCTGAATACTACTGGGTCACCATCAGCAGAAAGTTCGATTGCTGTGCTTTCGCTTGTCATCTTAGCTTCTGCAATGATAATCTGGAAGCTTTCGTCTTTACCAGTCTTCTTGTTTCTTACAACTGTTTCACCAACTACACGGTATGTACCTGGGAATGATTCAGCAGAAACAATGATTTCCTTAGCGATAGCGTTTCCGTTATAGCCAACTGAACGTGTAAACTTGATATAAACTTCGCCCTTAGCAATTGGAGTACCATCCTGATATGGCTGAAGTGTTTCTGGGTCAAGATATACTGCCTGAGCTGTTGCTTCGCCTTCAGATGGAATACCCTCAGAGTTACCAGCTGGTACAATGAAGTTTCTCTTTGCTGTGTACTTGTTGTATCTGTTTACAACGTCTGTGTCCTGAACAGCTTCAGCCGGGCTATTTCCACCTGCCCAAAGAGCAGCCATTGAAGCCGGTGTAAAGAGAGCATCTTCAAAGTGAAGTGTGATTTCCTTACCGTAGTCCCAAGTGATAAGTTTAGCGTTGCCGCGGCCACCTTCAGCCTGTGACTTCTGAGCTGTCTGGTTAAGGTTAGTAACCTTTAATGTATCGAGATAAAGAACTGGAGTGTACTTAGTAACGTTCTTTGTAATCTTTCTTGTCTTGATAGCAGCAACTGTGCAAGTAGCATCGAATGATGTACCGAATTCGTTGCAATCTACTGTGTGAATAAGACCATTCTTAACAACTCTTACGAGGTGAGCATCAGTAGCATAACCGTTTTCGTTAATCATCCAAGCAATCTTGTTAATTGCCTTTGTGCCGTACTTATTAACTACAAATACAAGTCCGAATGAACCGATTGTAATAAGTGCAAGGTTGCAAGTACCAGCGAATACCTTGTCCTGATAGAAGAGCTTGTTACCAGCCTTATCAAAGAACTCGAAGATACCGTTGTTATCTGTTGCAAGACTCTTAGCATTTACGTTTGTAAGTAAGTAAATGTGTGCGCTGTTTGAAAGAGCACCGCTTGATGGGTCAACATAGATTGCTCTATTTGACTGTTTAGCTTCAGATGAAAGAATTCTAATCTGACCAACCTGACCGTCTGTGTCAGCACAAGCAAGAGCATTAAGTACGCTTTCAAGATTGTAAAGTGATGAAAGTGCATTACCAGTAACAAGGTCAGTAACTGCAACACCATTGATTGTGTAGCTATTGTACTTGTTCTGTGCTGCGATGTCGTCGATGATTGGTGAAGCAACAGTTTCCTTACCAGTTACCTTGTAGCCACCAAATACTCTTGTGAAGCCTGTTTCACTTGAATCTACAGAAGCGTCAAGTGTCTTAGCCTTCTGCTTAAGAGCATCAATTGCATCGTTAATGCTGTAGTGTGTGTCGTCGCCCCAAGTATTTACTGCATTGTAGATACCTGTATCAACGCCCTTACGAGCTGTAGCGAAGTCGTAATATGTATTATTCTGGTCGAATAATGTGATTGTACCTGTCTTCTTATTGTAAGCGCCACCGAGCTGCTGTGGAACATAGAATCCCATTTCATTTTCAACAAGAAGTTCTGCATAATCGCTGTATGTGATGTCATAAGCCTTTGCGCTGTATGATTCTGTAAGCTGATTGATTGTCTTGTTTACTTCTACGATGTCGTAAAGACCTTCTGAAACAGAACCAGCTACGCCAACAACTACAACCTTTGTTTCGCTACCTGGAGCAGCCGCAAAGCTGTCATTGAATTCGATACCAGCAAACATTGAGTCAGGGTTAGCGAATCTATAACGTGTACCAGACTTTGTGATAAGGTTCTGATTCTTAGCGAATAACATGCATACCTGTTCAGCATATGAGAATTCGTGTGTACCAGGTGTCTTATCGCTGTCCATTACATAGTGAGCAGCAGAATCTGGGTTGATGTCGTAAGCGCCCTGTCCAGCTTCGATTGAAGAAACAAGTGCTGTTGAGAATGTGATTGCATAAGACATAGCAGAGAAGCCTGTTGTAGCAACAGAAGCTACTGTAGCATCAGCAATGTCAGAAGCTGTCATGCTTGTGTAAGCAACTGAAACATCATCGTTTGAACCAGCTTCAGCAACTAAGCCCTGAACCTGAGCGATTGTAAGTGAGTTGCTCTTTGCAGATTCTACGATTGCGGCAACACTGTTTGAAAGTGTAGCATCAGCAAATGTAAATACTGCTGTACCTGTTGTTGTGTCAGCAAGTGTGAAAGTTACTGTGATTGTTCCTGTATATGTATCTGTGTTAGCTTCGCCGCGACATCTAATCTTAGAAATTGTGATTGTGTCACTTTCGTAGCCTTCTGCAAAAAGTTCTGCAGCGTCTACTGCGCTACCAGATTCATCGTTAACAAGAGATTCAACCTCAACGTTTGATGCGCCGAAAATCTTAGCAGGAGTACCACCCTTTACATAGTTTGAAATAGCTGTGAAGTCTGCGCTTGAAGATGGAACTTCTGCACCAACAGCATATGTGCCAGAAACGAGTGTACCGTCATCTGTAAGGATTGAAATACCCTTAACGTCGATTATATCATCACAATCGTAGTTGTAATGAGTAAGTATGTCAGCGTTCTTAAATACGTAAGCTTCAAAACCTTCTTCTGCGCCAGCGCCAGTTTCATCAAGTGGGTAAACCATTGTTCTTGTGAGAGCGCCTTTAAGAATAGAAGATGCTGAAAAGTTTCTGCGTGATTCGTATGTTTCCTTTACTGTGTCGATTCTTTCGAGCATAAGGTCAACGATTTCACGAGAACCAAATTTTTCATAAAGATTGTCTGCCATTAACTTCAACCTCCTTAGTTAATCTTTTTTAGATAAGCCCCAATATTCGGGCTTTATGTTCTTAGGGTCTCCACCCGCCCATAGCGTGTGTAAGTCCTAATCCCATTTTTCTTTTCGCTGGTATCTTGAAAGTAAACCATAGAAACAATAAAGAGATTTATTCTAATAATCAATTCCGAAAACCTCGGCAATCTCCAGTAAATCTTCAAGACTCTGTTCCTCGCCGTTTTGCTACTGCTATTTGCGCTTTACTGCTTCGCGCTTTTCCCTTGCCAGACGCATCTTTTTGGCTATTGCAGATTCGTTCTCTGGCGGCGGCTCTGGAACATCTTTCCTGTTCTAAAGTCGCAAAATTGTTTGAAAGTCTTCAAAATTATCATTAGTAATAAGTCGCTTATCTTCCGGCGAACCGACAAGAACAGCGTTTAATTTTGGGAGTAATAATATCTCCTCGTCTATAAAGGTAGAAAAAGCCGATTCTAGTTCTAACAAAAACGAATCACTAGCCTCGGCATTTCTAAGCAAATATGTTAGTGGGCGAAGGTCACCAAATTCTTCAGGTTTAAGTCCTTTTTCGGTAATGATATTCTCAATCTCCGGAGTCGTAAGAAGTAGTAAACCTAAACGTGTATAATAGGTCGTTGAACCCATTTTTAAAAATTCGCCCATGGTAATAGGTTTAACTTGGCAGATATTAGAGAACCACGAAGGATAACCGCCATAAGCTTGTTCCTTTACCACTTTCATTTGATTAGTTGAAAGTGCCAACAGTAAACCTCATTACATAACTTCCCACATTCTTTGTAAGAGAAGAGAGGTCGAAACCGTCATATCTAATTTCTCCTAAACCATTAATTGTCTTGTTTTGGAGTGATTTACGTATTTCCGCCATAATTGCATGAGGTCTTAAGTTATCACCAGCAATTAGCCATTCTTCAAATGGACTATAGACATATACTAAAATAGTAGAACGTTCATTTTTGGCATTATCATCATACACTGTACCGCCGGCATAAACTATAACAAGTTTACTTGTGGTTGTTTCATCAACAGCTTCGACTAATGGTACTACACGTATCTGTTTACCAAATATATCCTTCATAGGATTTTCTATGTCTTTATGCTGAGCCCCTAGTGGGTCAACATCGGTGTTAACTAAGAGTTTTAAAAGATTTTGGTTTTTAAGTAGGCTTTTAGCTATTTTAATTAAGTTCTTGCCAAACTCTTGACCATAATTAACTTTTGATTCTTCCATGTTAATCACCTCTTGTTCTCGTGATTCAAGAAGAAGTTGTCTTCTTCTCCTACCAAAATATCTCTCGATGAATTTGGCTCTGGCGGCGAAACGAGCGTTTCTTCAAATGAAAGAATTGCTACGTTTTTAATACTTAAATCGTCATTACCAGATATTTTCCATCCTCTTCCTTCATATGTAAAATACATATCTTTCTTAAGGAAGTCAAAATTCTATGTCATAAACTTTCTATGAGCAAGTGGTTCTCTATAGGATACTGCTCCGTATGACATTATCTTATCCTAAACAAAAACAGATTGTTCACTAACTATTTTTGCCGGGATAGTATAAAGAGTTTCGCCATACTGATTTGGTATGACAATAGTTGTATCAAGTTCTATAGCTTCATAAGATTGGTAGCCGTGTGTAATATCATCACTAACATAAACAACCAACCATAGTTTATTATATTCTACATCTTTGTTCTTTTGGTAAACCTTAAATATATCTCCCGTCTTTTGGCGCGAAAACTTTAAAGGAACTAAGATGTTAGAAACTATCTTATCTTGTGTCCACTTTGACGGCTATACAGAACAAGGGATTTCTACCTCTTCATCATTTATACCATAAATCACGGCGCGATATTTTGTTTTCTGAATAAACAGCTTATCAAACTCACGTTCTTTCATGGTTCTCACTCTTTCCTGTATATTTGTGCCATCTTTATTCATTCTTTTTAAATAAACATCTTCAAAATAATTACTCATAGCACATCAATCCTATCAATGATATTCATGCACTCGAAAATTATTTTTCTATAATATTTATACGAAACAAAGCGGCAAGATGCTAATTTAGAATATAATACATAGTAATCAAAACTCTTTTTCTTGTTTTCAAAGTTATTTAAATCTATAAGGATATTATCGAGAAAAGTTTCCCATGACCCATCTTTTTCTCTTTCGCAGAGTAAACCGTATAAACGATTCTTAAGGGTTTCCTTATACTTATCTACGTATTTTTCGTCCATTCTTTCCGCCGCCTCCTGCTAATTGTCTATATTTAAAAGGAGACTTATTGACTGAACGATAGTATGTTCTCTCTAAGTCTAAAGCTTCTTTACAAACCTAGTCCTTTAACTGAATAAATGTCTTTAAAAGATTAGCCTGTGAGAAGTCTGCTTCATCATATTGTGTCTTAATGTTTTCCCAACTGTCAACGGTTCTTTTGAGCCATTGCTGTTTCATAAAAGTTGCGATAACTTGAATTTCTGCGTTTCCTATACTATCATCAACAAAGCACTGATTAGCTTCATCAATATCAAGTTTGCATCTTGGGAACTTAAAATAAGGGAGAGCCTAATCTAAGAAAGCTCTCCAGTCTTTTATGAACCATTCAAGTTCTTCCTTTGAATAACAATGTGACCATTCATCTTCGTTGACCTTTGACAGAAAAACGCCATAAACATCCATCAAAGTTGTCAATTATCTCACCTCATTATCTTCTTGTTGGTTTAAATACACCTTCCGGTTCTCTGTCCTCTCTTGCTGATGCGGCTCTCTTATCAGCTTCTTCAAAGGCTCTCTTCTTAGCAATCATAGCTACAGTGTCAAGGCCTGTAATTTCTTTAAGAATATCTGATTTTTCCGGATTATAAATATCATTTTTCGCCGCGAATTTTACAAGTTCTGCTGCTTCTTCATAAGTAACATGAGAAAGTCTTTCAACGAAATCTGGGATTGATGCAGTAGTTAAAAGCTGAACCTTTTCTTCATCTGAGAAAACAACAATATTTGTTGGAATTGTTGTGTCTGGTTCTTCAAGACCAAGGTCTATCTTATCTTCCATACTGTCAATAAAAAGCATACCAGATTCAATCATATTTCTAAAACCTGTCTGGAATAAAAGCTGTGCAACCATATCAAATGGAATTTCCTGAACTACGTTCTTTCTTGGGAATTCCCTTCTAAGGTTATTAATAGGGTCTACAACCACTACTGTCTTGTCTGTTGTGTTTCTAAGTCTTACCATTCTTGTTGTACTCTGTAACATTTAAATTCCTCCTTTAAACTCCTTTTAAATATATAAAGAAAGGTGGTGAGAAATCTCTCACTCACCTTTTCTTTACTATGTATTCGATTTTTAAGATTAAAGTGTATTAATCTTTGATGGGTCTGCGTAATCAGTTCCCTGACCAACATTAACCTTGCCAAGTTTGTGTGGGTGGTTAACAAAGCCGAGGTTGTTAACGTCGATAATGCATGGGTTAGATGCAAGGTCGAGGTTTTCGTATACACACCAGTTGTTTGTTGTAAGAATTGCAACACCGAATCTCTTGTAAACTTCAAGTTCGATTGAACGGTCTCTGTTCTTGAAGTCATCAATCTGTGTTTCGCCTTCGAATACAACCTTAACAATCTTTTCGCCCATGTTAGCTGGCATTACAAATGCGTACTGTGATGGAATCTGGTACATATCGTTGTTTTCGTCAACGAATGACTGTGGAAGCTGAACGATTGGTGTACCTCTGAATGTTGTTACGAAACCACCATTAGCAATATCGTTAATATCCTTTGGTGAGTAAACTGGTGTAGCATAACCAGCGTTTGAAGCTGGGTTAGCGAGGATCGGCATACCGATTGCATCAGGACCCATTTCAGCTACCCATTCTGGTGTAGCAAGGATTACTGCTGAACCGCCGCCATATGTCTTAGCAATTGTGATAAGTCTCATCATTGAAGCTGGGTCAAAGCCGTTTGTAGCAACCTTGTTAGCAATTGGCATATCAGAGTTCTGAACTGTAGCGATAAGAGCCTTAGCGATTTCTCTGTTGATAGCTTCCTGAAGACCTTCCATTAAAAGGTTGAAAGGTTCTGTGATGTCTTCGTCACCTGAACGGAGTCTTTCGAAGTCAATGTAAGCAGCGCCACCGAAAGCCTTGCCTCCAACTTCGAAGTAGTCGTGGTCAAGTCTGAAGGCTTCGTATACACCTGAAAGACCTACTTCTGTAATGAATGTCTTTGCACGCATACGTCCTCTCTTAACCTTGAATGTGTACTTCTGGTTAAGTCCTACTGTCTTGTATTCAGCAAATACACCGAAAGCATCTCCAACGTACTTAGGAAGAACTTCATCGAATGATTCCTGCATAATCTGGAAGATTGTGTATTTGTTTTCTTCATAATCTTTTCTTGTTGCGCAGAGCTTATTAAATTCGTCTACGATTGTGCCCTTTACATCTGTAGCACTGTACTTTGTTACATCTGGAGAAGTACCTCTAAGTGCATGGATATAAAGTGTTTTGATTGCGTTCTTATCCATTAATTATCACCTCTCCTTATTAAAGAATCTCGAACATGAATGAGCATGTTCTGTCTGCGTTGTCGTATACAGCAACAAGCTGTGCTACTACGCCGCCGAGTGCGTCGTTACCTGTGATGTCATAACCAATTACAAGTTCACCATCTGAACCTTCAACAACTGCTGCATATACTGGAGTTGCTGTACCTGATTCGATGAATCTCTTAAGGTTAGCTACTACATAGTATGAATCATCTGTAGATGTGCAAGCTGAAAGGTCAAGTGTGATATTGCTATCAAGGTCAGTTGTTGTGATTGAAGTTGTTGTGTCCCAAGCAACTGTGTTAGTTGTGATTCTCATACCTCTCTGGAGATAGCCTACTCTTGGAAGGAAATCCTTTGTTGTTGAGCAGAACTTTCTTCTGTTATTTTCTCTTTCATCGTACATCTGTTCTGATGTATAAATCATACCGAGTGGAAGTCCGAGGTCTGAAAGAGCCTTTGTAGGTACAGTAACAAGTGAGTTTGGCTTGTTAACAAGAACACAAGCACCATTCTGTGCTACAATCTTATTACCTGTAGCAGCACCAGCTGTATCTACTGCGTTTACGTAAGGACCAACCTTTTCGTCTGAATAAAAATTAGGGTCGAGAGCACACTGTGCTTCTACCATGCCGGCTCTAGTGAACCATACCTGGTTTGGTTCAATCTGACCGTAGTTGTTACCTGAAGCTTTCTTACCATTACGGAAGAGGCCTCTGTCAAATTTTACAAGTGCCATTATTTATTACCTCCTTCTTTTTTCATGTGATTTTCAATAAGGGCACATACGGCATCAATTTCACCCTTTGAACCTTCATTCTTATAAATGAGTGTTGGTTCTTCTGTCTTGCCGAATGTAGCACCTGAGCTATATGCTGCGAAGCATAACTCTTTTCTAAAGTCTTCTACAGAATAATCAGCCATTTTTTCGGTAAATTCTGCAATCTGCTCTGCTGAGAGACTAGCTGAGAATTCATCAATTATTTTGTTCTTTTCTTCTGTTTCTACAGTCTTCTTATAAGACTCTAAATCTGACTTTTCATTATTTATGTCGGAAAGTGCTGAATTGAGTCTAACAATTTCAGCTTCTTTTTCCTCGATTGTTGTAGAGAATGAATTAATCTTTTCTTCAGCTTCTGCAAGCTTAGAATTTAATTCTTCCATTTTTGCGGCGAAATCTGTCTTAGCAGTTTCAAATTCAGCAACAAGTGCTTCATACTTAGCCGCGAAATCTTCAACAGGAGCTTCTGGTGTTGCAACCGCTGGTTCTTCAGCAGGAGCTTCTGGTGTAACTACTGTATTTTCTACTGGAGCTTCCGGCTCTACAACTGGTGTTTCAGTTGCTGCTGGTGCTTCTGGTGTAGCTACTGTATTTTCAGTTGTTGGTGTTTCTGTAACTGCTGGAGCTTCAGGAGTTACAGTGTTTTCAACTGGAACTTTGTTTTCATTTTCCATCTTCTTACTCTCCTCCTCAAAATAGTGATATAAGTCTCTGGCTCTTTTTCTCAGTTCGAAGAAAGCCGCTCCTTCAAAACACGGCTCAACTTCGTCACCAAGTACCTATAAGCCAAGTAGTCTTCCCTTTTTAAAAAGGAAATACGGTTCTCCGTCTTCCTCAGAAATCATCCACTCTCCTTCAAGGTCTTTAGAATAAATTTCCATTGATTGAGGTTTGCTAGGAATTAAACTGGCTTCTGGATAGAGGGCAGTAAAAAGAATAACGTCAGAACATGCGTATTCTCTCTCTATTCCATCTTTGTCTATGTGTTTTTCCCACGCAAAGTTTGGATTCTCAGGAACAATACCATAAATCTTACCGTCCGAATTTGTGTAACCATGGTCTTCAAAATCTAATTCATCCATATTAAAAATACCTTTAATTGGAGCATAAGGTAAAGACTCAATAAGTTGTCTCGCAAAGTCGTCCGTTATATATGTACGATTTCGGTTCATTCCTCTATAAAAAAAGCGTCCTCTGCATTTTGACAGTGTAGCGGTCACTTTTTCCGGTTTGGAATAAAGAGATACTTCTATTTCTCTAGGAATTTTCACGCTCATGTTTTATTCTCACCACCTTTTTAATTTGATTGTTTGCTTGTCTCGCTAGTCGTTGTCTTACTTTCCGATGAACTTGAAGAGCTTGCAGTAGCAGTTTTATTAGCATCCTTCGTAGCCTAAGCAGTAACGGCGTTTGTTTTACCGGACTATGTATACGCAGACTGGAGAGGTTTAAGCACTTCGTCTAAATCAAGCACATCATTTTCTAAACTCTTAAGGTCACTAAGATTAACTTGGTTAACACCCGAAGCCGCAACCGGAGTAAGAAATACATAACCAAACGCTGCTAAGTCTTTGGCTTTTGATGTGTATTCTTCTATATTGTAGTAACTTACAGGAAGTATTACAAAATTAAAAGATATTTTCTTATTTCCAAATTTATTGTTCATGAGAACACTAAAGAAATGAGCAAGTTGTCTACCTAAAATCATCATCATAGATAAGTCATTATTAAGAGACATTTCTAAGCCTGATGGTGTTGACGCACTAAAGAGTTCCTTTGATACACCAGCGGCATCATAGACTAATTGTTGAGCCTATTCAACGTCAGTTCTATCTGCCTGTTCGCCGCTAAGGTCTAATAAACCAACTTTACCATAAGATGTAATAACATCAGTATCCGGGCTTTCAGAAAGCATTTCAACTACACCCTCGTGAATTTCAAGTGCTTCGTCTGGCTCAAAAAGTAAGTTAAGACCATCGTGTGGAATTTCTTGTGTTACGATTCTCTTTAATGAAAGTAAGTTTCTTTGTTTGTTGATGTCCCTGTAATCTTCTAAGTCATCAATCAGAGGAATTAAATCTAAGAAGAATGGTGTTTCTTTTATATAGCAGAAGTAAATACCAACCTTTTCAGAAATAAACATCCACGGGTCAGCATTTTGACCCTCCCTCTTATATTTCTTATATCCTTTCTGTACCTCAGTAGGATATGCTTTTAAAATTTCGCGGCGAAGTTTATCGTCACTAATTTCTTTATCGAAAAATCTTAGGTCGAATTCAATAACATCAACGTCTTGCCGATTTTTAAATCTGCTGCGGCAATATTCAAAAGGTAGTGTCTGTATTGCAATACCTTCCGGATTATCATGGATAATACCATAATAGCCGCCATCAACTAATACTCTTGTTGCGAACTTTGTACATTTATCTTCTATATCAAAATTCGAGCAGAACTCTGCAGCTTCGTAATAAGACTTTTGATTAGTCTTTTCAGAAAGCTTGCCTTTAAAACCTTTTGCATGAGGGATAAGAAGCCATGAATAGGTTAAGAAAGTTGAGTAGTGAATGATAATTCTTTTATATAAACCGCTTATATCAAAGAAGTGTCTTGATAATTTACATTTCTCTATTGCTGTACCTTCTTTAACGATTCTATCAATTTCTTCCGGGGTATATTCATGAGATAAATGTCTTTTAGTTGATTCTCTGCCTTTAAGCTTTTCATAGGCAGCATCATTTTTAGCAATCATATCTCTGATAACGCTTTTGAATATATCAGTTCTTTTTCCTCTTAATTCTTCAAGCTACTTAGCGTCCAGACTTAACTCTGGTCCTTTATTTAAATCCAACCTTATCACCTCCTTCTTCTATTTTTATTGCCTCCACAACCGCCCCTACCACGAGAAGCGAATACTAAACTACGTCCGGCAGAACCATTACCTAAGCCGCGATTTCTACGTTTAGCTAAGTTTTCCTGTTCAAGCTAAACAACATAATACACACCCATTTCAAGGGCGGAGAATTTATCCTTTAATACTCTAGTATTGATTTGTTCTACTGCGATTTGGTTACTTACACCTGTCGCGCGAATCTTTAAATTGAGTATTTCTTTTAAAAGGATAGTAGTTAAAATGTGCGGCTGTAAACGTTTGTTCTATTCTTCCGGAGACATTCTAGCTCCTTTAATTGTAGAAATAAGTTTATTCTTAGCTTGCTGTTCTGAGATTAAGAACTTTAACTGACCCGAATAAATCTTTGAATATAGCATAGAGTGCATATCGCTATTTATCTGAGCATTAGCCTTAATACCATAAAGTATCTTTTCACATCCACGCGGCTGTAAAGGTAAGTATTCTTCCCTATTCATAAAGCCGTAAGGTGGATAAGTCATGCCGGTTCTACTATCATAAGTTTCCTTAATCATTAAGTCACCAAATGGAGCACCGACACCGTTAATATCTATTACGCAAGCTCTTGGATTATATTGAGCGATAAGACGTTTCTGTTCGATTACCTGAAGTGTAAAGTCTTTCTCGCTTTCTGTCCTACCTAAAATGTAGATATTTACCAGTTTCATTCTAAAAGTTTCATTGCTTGGATAGACCTTTAATACAGTACAAACAGATTGGCAGCCTTTTCGCGCCAAGTCGGTTGAGAGTATATAAAAGCAGTCTTTATCGCTTTCGCGCGAATATGTAGCAACATTTTCAGGGTTAACAACTCTACGAGCCTGTTCTAGCTTAGTAAAGTCAAACCATGCATCTTCTGAAGTACCAACAAATCGTGACATATATTCCTTTGCAAAACCTAAGCTATCAAAAGTAGATGATGTCTTTAATTCGTTTAAGTAAGCTTTAGATAAAAGTCCTGTTAATACTGGTATTCTATAGTCAAAACTAAAACAGAAAGTAGAACTTGGGTTAATAATCTACTGCTCAAATAACTCAATAGTCTTATCATAACAGAATGTATTCTTTTCCGAAGCAGATGAAATCCAAAGCTGTACCTGTTGTGGCTCTTCTTCATTCTTATCACCGTTTATCATAGGCCTATCAACGTTTAAGAGTGGCAAGATAATTTCGGCAATATCCGTAGGGTCGTGGTCACGGAACTCATCTATGATACCTATATTAGCACGCTGTCCTCTTGAACTGTTAAGAGGTGTAACAACTACGAAAGAAGACTTGTTACGGAATAAAAGTTTAATATAGTCAGTACCATAGTTTTCAACAGCAATTTCAGCTTTTAACATTGGCAGCATATCGAATAACTGACCAAGTTTCTACTGTGCGATTTTTGCAGACTGGGCTTTACCAGGCGAACAAATAAACGCTGTACATTTTGGTCTAAAAATACAAATCAGCAATAAAGCCAAAATACAAATAAAAGATTTACCGGCGGCACGGGGAGCTATTGTAAGAACTCGTCCGTACCTAATACATGCTCTTAAGAACATACGCTGGAAAAATTTAAGTCTAAACTTTGATTCAACAGGTATAAGTAGGTCAACAAACTTATCAGGATAGTTAATGAAATATTCCATGTAGTTTTTATAGAGGTCTAAATTCTTATCAACCTTATTCTTATCGACTTTTGCGCCTTTTTCTAGCTAAATATCGCCGCGATAAAATTTAGTAGTTGTATCCTTATTTATACCCCTTGTTAGTATCTTAAGTGAGTCTACAGTTAACATACCTTACACCTCAACCTTAAAGTCTTCTTCATCCATATCGTCGAATTGTGCGGCAGCTTCTTGGTATTCATCCCAGTCAAAGCCACTATTTGTAAGTCTATCTGCAGCCTTAAGAGCTTCGATACGTTCTTTGATTTCGTCGGCAATACCAGTCTCATTTACATATAAGTATCTAGCCTGATACTGCATGATACGTAAGGACTTATCAACTTCATCGTTATTAGCACCCCTAGCATAGTTAGGCTTAAATCCTAATTTCTCCAGATAGGCGCAAATTTCGCCCCAACTGTTAAAATCGTTACCGTCCTTAATTTCGGTAGTAGTAATGCCGGCACTTTTACATAAGGTATCATAGGCTTTTAAATCCTTATCAATTTCGACCCCGGCCCTTAGCTTTTCTTCCATTATTAAAGCTAACTTACAAGCTTTCTTAATTTGGTCTTCGTGCATTTTATTAGCAATGTTAACAGAAGACTGAATACCAGAGTACAAATTATCCAAATATTCCAGCTATTCATCATCGTACTGAGGACCCCATATAGCCTTACGCTCAATTCTTTTATCCTCATCTAGAGCCGGGATAACCTAAGTCAATTTGTCTCTTTCTTCCAGTTCCATATATAAGTCTTGATATTGTTTCCAACTTAAATCCTCATATTGTTTTTGGCGGAAAATTGAAGCATATGTACCAAAGGCATCGCATCTGTCTATTTTCCAAACCTTTGCAAATTCTTCAGGTATAAAAGGGATGTCCGCCAGCTGGCAGAGTTTGTTAGCGGCGTTCCATTCATTATCCTTATTCTTACTTAAGTATGACTAAATACAATCGCGGCAAATAGGTAATGAGCCGCCAAGTAAAGGATTGTTAGTGGCAATAAATTTTGCCACCGACAATTCCTCTTTACAAATACAACATTTCTTAGCCATTGTCTGCCACTTCCTGGTTTGCTGCTGCAATATCGCGGCACATCTTCATGGTCTTTCTTTTCTGCATCCTATTCATTAAGGTAAATCTAAATACAGTCTCAACAATAAGGTTCTATATGGCATCTGTTTCCTACATAAAAACCTTACTAACTAAATCCTGTAACTCATTACCCTCAATACCCACGTATTTCGCAAGACCAATGATGTCGGACATCTTAAATCCGTTTACCATTAGTTCCATTAATTCCTTTTCCATTTAAATCACTCCTTTACTATATAGCCGCGATTTTAGGTACTACTTTCGCGGCGAAATTATTTTTGACCCCCCCGGTGGGGCCTGTTGGCGAAGCCAACAGGGGTCTTACTTCTTTTCTTCCTTTTTCTTCTCCACACAATCCTTACAAATACCATTCCATCCATCCACATTCTTTTTCTTCTTGTGCCACAATCTCTTATCCCTCATCTTCCATTCCCCACAACAACTACATTTCTTCCAAGCCTTATCCCAATCCTTACAACACCATTCATCATAAACTAGGTCTGCCTAAGCCGCTACCTTTTTACAACAAGTGGTCCAAATAGTACTAATATAATTTGGGGCGTGAGAATAGCCGTGGGCCTCCAAATCATCTAAAATTTCAAGGTTCGATTTGCCGGCCAACTTCCCATCCCAAATAATAGTTTGTTGCTCACTAAAACCGGCCATTTTCACATACTTATCAAATTGGTCAATTAGGGGCTTGTTTTCATCCCTTAATTCCCAATACCCAAAACCAATTTGCGCAATGTGCTTCCAGTTCGTCATGTCGATAGTATTACGTGGCGGGTCGAGAGGTATATCTACCACTACCCCATTGTGGAATGGGTTTTCTAAAACCCCGGGGATAGAGTTACTTAAAGGCCAGGTATCGAGAGAAGAAACTGACGGCTCCCATGCTGAAGCGTGGTCTGGTTTTTTGGTAATAGGGGATTTTACTTGGTCGCGAAGCAGGTATTGGTCCTTGCGGAGTTCAACTAATAGGTGCTTAAACTCATAGTATTTTTTTGAGGTTGGGTCAGTTTTTTCGAGTACGGCCTATACAGCGTCAATTGAGTGCCATAGGTCGTTAATGTTAGGGAGATTGGCGTTCTACGGGTCATCGCGGCTAAAAGATGGTTTTGGGACACGATATTTTGTACGAGAGAATGTCGATGGTGTTTCTATAAATGTAGGGGAATCGGTTAATTCGTCTAGGGATAAAGGGGTGTTTTTTGAGTAGTCATGTTTTGGTTTTAGAGAAACGAGTTTGCGGTCTACGGCTGAAAGGCCAGTTGAATCTTTGCCGTAGAGAAGATAGTTGGCTGCTTGTTCAGCTTGGGCCATAGTGGTTGGGGGATTGGTGCGAACGGCTTCGATACGTTCGGATAGATTAGTGTTTAGGTTATACATATAAATGACCTCCTTTTAGGGTTAAAAATGTGGGATAGGATTTTTCCTTTGTGTGTGGGATTTTTCCTTCGAGTTTAAAAATTTTTTGTGTGTGGGATTTGCTAGGCCCTGCCAATTTTTTCCAATCCTGGAAGCTGTAAACAAAACATACCCCCGGGCTTTTTGTCTAATATAGCTACATTACGGACCTACATTTAACAATTGGTATACCTATGGGTACTGAAGCCGCTGAGGTGACAAAATGGGTTGAGAGCTGCGATTTCTGCGGATTTGTGACTTTTTATCCATTAAAAAAATTTCGATTTTTTTTAAAAAATTTGCATTTTTCTGTTGACAAACAGCCGTAAAAGTGCTATAATATAATTACAGGGTAAGGGAAACGCCCTAAGAAACAACTACTAAAAAGTGAGGTATTTTTATGGACTACATCTTCAAGACTACTAACTGGAACGCTAAAATCAGAAACGTTGAAACTACTGTTAAAAACGTTAGCTACATCGGCGACTTCTTCGACGCTTATCTCAATGAGCTCTATGCACCAAAGATTACAATCGTATACACAACAAAAACAGCGGTTTTCGCTCATGCACTTGACTTCACAAAAGAAGCTATAGCACTTAGCACTGGAAAAACATCTAAATCAAAAAAGCCTTGTTTAAGAATTAGATGTGGTTCTAAGGATGTTAAAAAGTGGGATACATCAAATGATATTGAGCTTGGTTCAGTAGATGAATTCAACAAAATGTTTGAAGAGCTGAAAAATCGTGGTGATGTAGCTGAAAAAATGCTTTGTTCATACTATGGTTTAGAATGGGCTCATAACTCAATAAAGCATACAGATAATGGTGATGTATTCGACATTCAGGTAAAATATTTTGACAATAGCACAATCGAGTTACAGAATGACGAATTACTCAATGAGTTAGTTGCTAAATATGACATCTAACTCATTAGATGACTAAATGATGTGTAGCAATACACATCATTTAGATACATCTAAAAATTAAATAGAAATAACTTAAAATCATATTAGTAAATATAAATAGTATGTTATATAGGTATTAGTCTAATGTGAATAGATATTATAGTAGTAGTGATACATATATAATATATTATAGTGTATTAGTTAATGAGTTAGTATATTTGAAGTATAAACACTATGATTATATCATGTATATAACTAATTACTATAATGATAGATATATCATAGTATAATCACTACATTATATAATCAGCTTTTAGTATTTGCTTATTGTCTGTTATAAATCATAATAATATTGATAGTATTAAAACTATAACCATAATAAAAACTTTAAATGTTCTAAACCACGTAAATACGTGCTCTATAAAGACCCTAAGAGTCCAGGCTACTCCACTTTAAAGCGCTAAAGTGTGGACCCTATGAGTTAAAATTATCGCTATAAAGCACGCATTTACGCGGTCTGCTGGACCCTCACACTTTAAAGCACTAAAGTCTGTACATAGGTAATACCATAACTGGAAATCTTTACCTTTCTTTCTTTAACTATTATACCATATAATTCCAAAAAAGTAAAGAGCTATGCTTGGCACACATTTTGTTTTTAAACGAGCTATATTCTATATACATTTTAAAAATCTTAAAATAAAAATTCAAAATATCTCGCCGCGAAAAGTGGTAGAATATGTAAAGTTGGCCGGCCGGTTTTCCACATTTATCCAATAAATTTTTTAAAAAAGTTTTTCAAAACTATTGACAAACTCTTTAAAAAGTAGTATAATATAATTGTAGGGTAAAGGTAACAAAAACAAAGTGAGGTAATCAGTATGAAGAATAACGCTTACAGAAAAAACACAATGGGCAAATTCGTTACAGATTTCATGGATAAGAAGACTTTCAAAAAGGTTGCAAAACGTAAAGCAAGAGCGGCATCTAAAAAGGTTGCCGCCTAAGATAAACTTAAAATAATTAATGAGGTGTTATTATGTTTGAAAATGAAGCTTGGGAACAGGATATTAACTGCGGAACAGTAGAAAGAACTTGTCAGGGGAAAAATGGTGTTTGGACTATCTACGACCCTTCTCACAATATCGAAAGTTATAAACTTCGTTTCGTTCCTTATAACAAGGAAAATAGAACAGTTTCAAGGGCAAAGTCTTGGGAATTCATTCCAGACGGTACGGAAGTTTATCACAATTCTTACGAAAGATTAGTTGATGCAATGAGGGCGGTACATATTTTTGAATTAAGGGCAAGTAAGTCCGCATAAGGAAAAACATACCATAACCGAGGTCGCTCAATCCGAGCGGCTTCTTTATTGTGGTACAACTGGCAAATACTGGAAAAGCGGCCGGGCAATTTTCCACATTTATCCATTAAAAAATTTTTAAAAAATTTCAGAAAACTGTTGACAAACAGCCGCCAAAGTGCTATAATATAATTACAGGGTAAGGGAAATGACCAAAGAAACAAAGTGAGGTAATTATTATGATTAAAGCAGATTTCAGAACAGAAGCAGTTAGAAGAGTTTTTGAAGTAATCGACAGATATAATCTTCTCAATGAAACACTTGGCGGTGGAAATATTCGCCTTGCTTGGATTGATGATGAAGCTGATGAAATCTCGGTTGTAATCACCGATGAAAACGGAAAATCAGACCTTGTATCTGATACAATTGACGGAACTTTAAGTTCATTACAAGTGCTTCTCTGTGCGGCTTCTTTAACAAAACAAGTATTATCAATGTATAAAGACTAATTGGAGGTATTAATTATGATGCGTGTTACAAAAATGATGCTTGATGCAAAAATAGAGAATCTTAATAACAAGACTGGCAAAAACTACAAACTGCAGTACGAAAACAATTCTGTTAGACTTTGCCGTGTTTGCAATGGTTACGGCGGACTTGAAGCAGTTAGTCCTTTTACGGACAAAAAGGGTATCAATGACATTTTAGAAACTCTTTGTACATTTCTCCATGTATAAGAGCATAATATAGTAGTTGTTTCCAAAAGTTTAGGCGACTTCGGTCGTCTTTACTTTTATTCCATTGTTGGTAAATTCTGGAAAATCGACCGGCCGCTTTTCCATATATTTCCATAAAAAATTTTTTAAAAAGTTGTTGACAAACAGCATATTCTATGCTATAATATAATTACAGGGTAAGGGAAACGACCTTACGAGATTTGAAAGGACGGTATTTATTATGAAAAATAACTTCAACTACAAGGACATCAACAATGCAATCAGAGCAATCGACTACGCTTTTGGCGACTTCCTCGAAAAGCACTCAACTTGTATTTACTCTACAGTTTTCGATAAGGAAACAGGCAAGGTAACTCTCATGCGTACAAACGGACGTAACACAAAGGTTTTTGAAGCAAAACCAAATCCGGAAGATGTTGCCTATCCAGAAATTGGTCTTGCTATCGTAATGCTTAGAGCAATGGGAATACAGACAATTCCTAAGTGCTTCGAAGGCAGATGGATAAAGGCGAAGGAACTTCAGATAGGAGAAAAATTCCAGTCATTCAACTACTATGGCAAGCCAATAGAACACGTTGCAAATGGTTTAGATAAGAATGGTGATGTCATTTATGATGATGATAAGACAATAAATGGACTTTCTATCATCAGAGCCGAAGCTTTTGTTATGATTTGATACTTTCTGCCGCTCAGAAATGGGCGGCACTTTTATATGGTACGAATGGTAAAAATTGGAAAACTGGCCGGCCGCTTTTCCATATATTTCCAATTAAAATATTTTTAAAAAGTGCTTGACAAATAACGCACGTTGTGCTATAATATAATTACAGGGTAAGAAGAAACAACCACCAATTAAACAAAAGGAGAATTATTATGTTTACTTTCATCGACACTTTCTCAGGCAGACTTACAAAACTTAGTCTTACAAAAGACGAAAGAAAAGAAGTTATTAGTCTTATTAAAGCTGGAGTGCCTTTCTATCTTTGGCTTACTCTCGACAGCACATATCTCGACAGCTTTCACGGTTTTTACATTCTCTTAGCCGCTTGTAAACTTAAAGACGCTTGTTCATTCTATAACACCGAAGAGCCGGAAAATCCAATAGTTTATCGTATGATAGACGGTACAATTTACAGGGTAGATAATAAGACTTATGAAACAATTATAGGTTAAAGGAGAATAATTATGGACAATTGCCGCCCTTTTGGGCGGTTTTCTTATTATTCTATAATTGATAAATTCTGGAAAACCGACCGGCCGAGTTTCCATATTTTAACAGAAAAAATATTTTTAAAAACTGTTGACATTGCCGCAAAAGTGTGCTATAATTATATATAGAAACGGAGGTAATAATCATGAAAAAGTTACTCGGCTTTATTGCCGCAATTGTGATTGTGTGGTTTATCGTTAGTATAATAGATATTAATGCACACAATTTGACAGACCAAAACTACTGGGAATATAATTTATTCGTAATGTTTATGGAGGTAATAGGAAAATGATTAATGTAACAAATGCAGACTTCACAAGAAAAATTGTAGTAGATATTTGTGATGCGGTTAAAAAGTATAATGCTCTTGAAGGTATCAACCACGGTATTATTGATATTCTCGATTGGGACGATAAGAACGGTAATGTTACAATTCAGATTACTGAAGGCAATAAGTCGGCAGTTACAACAGATACATTTCAGGCTATATATTTTGCAATTAAATTACTCCTTTGTACTGCTACTTTAATGTGTCAGGCGATTAATGTACCAAATGTTGCAGAGATAGAAGATTAATAGATAAATATGGTAGAACTTTGGCGGCAGAAATGCCGCTATTATTTTATGGTATAATTGGTAAATACTGGAAAAGCGGCCGACCCAATTTCCATATATTTCCAGCGAAAAATTTTTTAAAAAGTGCTTGACAAACTACTATAAAAGTAGTATAATATAATTACAGGGTAAGGGAAACAGCCAAGAAAGGACAGAGTTATGAATAAGAATGAAAAGAAGAAAATCCTTAATTCTATTAAGGGTGGAGAACGTAAACCATCAATGCCATCTCCAAAAAGATTTGTCGATAGAAAGCGACAGGCAGATAAAACCAAATGTAGAGGTAAGGTTAGTTTTTGATAGAAAGGATAATAATTTATGAAAAAGTTTAAGGGCGTAACAGTAATTGAGGTAATAGTATCACTGGCAATTGTTGGCGTGCTTGCCGCAATTCTCGTGGGTGATTATAGTCAGTACAAGGAAGATACTGCCAAATATAACCACGGTATTTGTACAGGCTGTGGCGGTAATTGGAAATGTATAGAGGTTAGAGGTGACAGCACTATGTTATATAGATGTAACGAGTGCGGAGAGGTTTTTACTACACAGTTTAAATTAAAGTAATAAGGAGTTTTAGAAATGAAGAATTATAGAAGTTTTGTTGACGTAAAGGCATTTGCTCAGAGTGCGGGACTTACAGGATTAATTATCTTAGTAGTTAACATTCTGTTTGGTTAATTGATATTTTCACACCTCCAAGGTTGTTTCTATAATGGAAAAGGTTGGGCGAAAGTCCAGCCTTTTTCTTTGCCGCAAAATTGGAAAGTTTTGCCAAATTGCCCGGGCGATTTTCCAACTATTTCCAACCTACCATAAAAAATTTTTAAAAAAGTGTTGACAAATACCCGTCAGTATGGTATAATATAATTACAGGGTAAGGGGAAAGAAACAACCCGATAGTAGAAAGGAATGGTTTATTATGCCAACGAGAGAAGAATTTATGGTTTTACTCGGTGAAAATCTGAGTGAGGAAGAATGTGTTAGATTATTCGGTTGTCACAAAGATGATTTACTCGATGCTAACGTAAAGTGGGATTATAATTTTGAAACAGAATACGGCATTTTCTGTCAGGAAATGGAATACGCAGAAGAAGTATTAAATAAGTAAAGAGAGGTATTTAACATGAAAATAATTGATAAAACAAGAAGACCGGATGTTGTTGAACTCATTGACATTGAAGCGTGTGAGTGTTTTAAGGTGGTTGACAGCCGCTTTGACAATGAGGACGCCATTTTTATAAGGACGAATGTTAATGTTTATAATGAATGTAACGCCGTCTGTTTAAATGACGGTGTAATTGAATGTTTTCCGAGTGATACAGAATGTATTCTTGTAGACGTTGAACTTACAGTAACACACAAAAAGTAAAATTTGGGCGGCTTTCGAGCCGCTCATTATTTTATACCATAATTACCATTTTTTACCAATTCGCCCGGGCGTTTTTCCATAAACTACCAAATAAAAATTTTTAAAAAGATATTGACATTGCCGCAAAACTGTGGTATAATAAATATAGTAAAGGAGGTTACCGATATGGTATCAAACATATTTTTGTTATTAACATTACAGTTAACTATGCCGGCAGATAATTACAATTCATGGTTCTCACCAGAAATTGCCAGTGTAGTGGCAGATGCCACAGTTAATGGAGAATACTACCAGCACTTGGATTTCAATGGTGATGGTGTATTAAATGCAGTAGATGCTTTTAGCATTTACAAGCGTTATGCAGAAAATGAAACATATGGTAATGAGTTGACAATTGACGAGAATACAATCTATAGCATCGTGGAAGAAAATTACAATCTCGACAATGTTATGGAGTGGGAACTTATGGGATATGACAATAAGTTCTCAGAAATGTCAAATGTCGATTTACTTGTCAGAATGAATGATGGTACGGCAGAAATAATAACATTAGTGGTAAACCCAATTGAAGAAAGGATAACGGTGGTAGAAAATGGCAGAAATTATTGACAGAACAATCTTAAAAAAGGAAAATTTTGGACTTCTTGAAATAGGTACTTATTTTAAACTTTATGGTAGGTTATACGTAAAAATTAACTATTCTGATGAAGATGATAACGTTTTTGATTTAAAAGCAAAACATCTTGACACCTTAGAAGCGAATGATGAGGTAGAAATAGTTGACGTAGATTTTATAGTTAAGAATCCACAGTAAAAAACTGGGCGGCATTTATTGCCGCTCTTTTCGTTTATTCCAAAAATGGTAAATTTTGGCAAAGTGCCCGGGCGTTTTTCCATATATTTCCAGCAGCCACCAAAGAAAAATGACCTCATTTCTGAGGTCAAATTATTTTACATTGTGAAGTCCCAGTGTTCAACAAGTTCTTTATCTTCGTTGAAGTGATATTCAACTCCATGATACTTAGTGTCATGAATTCTAACAAAATAACCGTTTTCACCATCATCTTCAATTGTGAAGAACTTATCGTTCATTTTTGCTCTACCAAGAATTACATCCATATCGCTCATAATTTTGACCTCCCTTACGGTTGTTGCTTTACTATATATATTATAGCAGATTTCTATTATGAATACTATTCGCAAAATGCACAAAAATAAATAAAATTTCTTGTACACCATTTTTTACCAATTCGCCCGGGCGATTTTCCATAAAAATCCAATAAAAAATTTTTAAAAAGTAGTTGACAAACCGCCGCAAAAGTGCTATAATATAATTACAGGGTAAGGGAAACGACCTTACGAAACAACCCAATTCAGAAAGGACTATTAATTATGAAAATTGTAACAAAATCAGCTTTTAAGTCATGGGCATACGACATCACAGCTTCACTCAATGCTTTTCTTAAAGAAGAGAACAATAAGATGGGTGCACAGCCTTACGTTCCAGTTCTTGGTGAATGGGACGCTGGCATGGCGGTTATCTACGGCAATATCGTTGTTGCTACATCAGACATGGGTCTGACAACTATTACCAATACAAAGACTGGTAAGTCTGCATCGGCAAGACTTCACACAGACGACCCATTTGACCCAATTATTGGGCTTGCTCTCGCGTGGGCACGTTATTCACATCGTGAAATTCCACAGGTAATGGAAACAGAATGGCAGCTCTGGGAAAAATTATCATCCGGAGATGTATTCGTTGACCCCGAAGATAAACAGGTTTACATGATATGTGGTCTTAACAGGGTAGCAGATGTAATAGCAAATGATGGTGTTAATCCCACTTCTTGTACGGGCGTAACTAGTTACACTTGCGTAAGAATGAATGACGACTTTTCAACCGATATGTCACATACCACAACAAAAACATACGGCAACTTATCAGATGTAGAGCGAGTAAACATTGACCCGTCACTCTATCTCAAAAAGGTAACATATTAATCCTTTTGCCGCTCAGAAATGGGCGGCACTTTTATTTATTCCAAAACTGGAAAATTTTGGAAAACTGGCCGGCCGAGTTTCCATATAATGTCAAAAAAATTTTTTAAAAAACTGTTGACAAATAACGCACGTTATGCTATAATATAATTACAGGGTAAGAAGAAACAACAATCATCAACAGAAAGAGGTAATATTATGAACATGGAACTTATCTACATCGACACAGACATTACAAGAGAAATAACAATCACATTCGACCTTGAAGAACAGCGTTCAATCGAGGATGCACCACTTTGGCAGAAGATGACAGAGCTCTGCGAAGCTGGCTATCCCTTCAAACTCACTGGCACTACAGAAGATATTCGAAGCTTCCTTATAGATGATTTAGAACTCCGTAAGGAGTGCGCTAATGATACTATGGTTTGGGGCAGCGGTGAAAGAAAAACTACTGAGTATTGGTATCAGTTTAGAAATGGTATACTCAAGAGTTTACAGGGTTGGGAAAAACTATATGATGCTCGTCTTCGTTGGTTCAGAGACGAGAAGGCGGACATCGAAAGAATGATTGACAGACTGGAAAACAATGGCTGATATTTTCATACCTCCTATAAGGTTGTTTCCATAAAATGGAGTGCGGCAGAAATGCCGCATTTCCTTTATACCAAAACTGGAAATTTCTGGAAAACTGGCCGGCCGTTTTTCCATAATAATCCATCAAAAAAATATTTAAAAACTATTGACTTTTTTACTCCGTTATGCTATAATATAATTACAGGGTAAGAAGAAACAACCTAAACCGAAAGGACATGATACTATGGATTTAAGAACAAAACACTCCTACGACTTAATCAATGCTTTTAAAGCTGTTATCAATGATGACGAGAGCTATACTCCCGATGATGTAACAAGAGCTTGGGATGTTATCGACAACCTTGCTGATGATTACAATGGCGAACCGGACGGCTCACCGGAATACTATGCAGACCTATTCCGCACTAAGTATGAACCAATCATAGAAGCTATGGAGAGATTTGAAAATGATGATAACATTCTCCAGTTAACAGCTTCTGTAGTATGGGTTAGACTTCGCAGAATATGCGAATCTTTAGAATGGGATTTAAAGGAAGAACTTAATGTAAAAGAGTTTAAGGCTCGCATGAAAAAGAATTTATCTTAATAACCATATACCTCCATTAAGGAGACCGCTCAGGAATGGGCGGTTTTCTTTTATGGTGTCAATGGCAATATGTGGAAAACGGGCCGGCCGGTTTACCATAAAATGACATTCTTTCCATATTTCGTCGCGAAAAAATTTTTTAAAAACTTTTAAAAAAGTGTTGACAAACAGACTAAGATGTGCTATAATATAATTACAGGGTAAGGGAAACGACCTAAGCCCTAAGTAAACAATAATTCTAAAGTCAGGTAACAAGACTATAAAACCGGAAGGACTAATTACCATGAAAAGAAACTCTACACCAAACACACTTAAGTCACTTAACATTGAAGCAATTTTTTCTCACAGTGAAGACTATCTGTCAACAAAGAAGTCATTGCCAGCTGTTACCAGTGCTCTTAAAGAAGCTATTGACAGCTTAAAGAACATCAGCGAAGATGATTATGACAATATTGCCGAGTTCTGCCATGATGCTATGACAGCTACAAAGAAGGCAAAGAGAATCAAGAGAAACGAAACATATCTGGAAGAATACACCAAAATGTTCCTTGCAAATATGAAAGAGGGTGAGTGGTATTCTAAGAATCTTTTAGCAAGTTTTGCCAACTCTAACATGGCTTTCGCAAAAAAGGATACCAAATTTGATAACCAGTGCTACGAGCATGACCATATAGTTACTGTATGTATGGACCGCCTTATAAAAGAGGGTAAAGTAATTACTCACCGTGTATATCGTTACGGCACAATTTACTCACTTTTACCAACAAAGGAAGATTTCTAATCTTATGGGTTTCTGAGGGATTTCCCACCAAAAAGTCCCATCCCAATATTTTCATACCTCCGTAGGTTGTTTCTTAAAAGTTTGGACGGTTTATACCGTCCATTCTTTTTTATCCATAAATGGTAATTTCTACCAAAATGCCCGGGCACTTTGCCAAATCCTTCCATATTTACCATAAAATAATTTTTAAAAATTTTAAAAAAACTATTGACAAATGCACCCCTATATGATATAATATAATTACAGGGTAAGGGAAACGACCTAAACCCTAAGAAAACTAATTTACTATCGACAGGTTCAAGTCGTTAAAACCGGAAAGGAATTACCATTATGTTTACACAGACTTTAGTTGAAACAGAAAGATTTTCACCAATGGGCTACAGAGCATCTGTAGAATTTAATGACGAAGCTGTAAAGGAAAATCTTTGCAGAGCACTTGCAGCTGTTAATGCGGCTACAGAAGCTATGGCACAGCTGGACACTTCTGACATTGAAGAGGTTGAAGAAGGTGTTGATGATATTCTTAGAGCTTTAAAAATGGTAAAGCGTGAAAAGACAACCATTAAGAGAAATGACCACCGCAAAACTCAGTATGAGGATTATATGGATATTATTCTCAAAAACACAGAAGTTGGCGGCGCATACGTTATGTCACATCTCATGGCAGAACTTGGTGAAATGGTAAAGCATGGCGGATACCGTGAAGATTTCGGTTATAATGCGGATATGTTCAGAACAGTCATGGATAGACTGGTAGAAGTTGGTACATTCAAAGTTACAATGGTTAGCACAATAACAGTATTTACAAGGGAGAAATAATTATGGCAGAAATTAAAAAAGGACTTCATGTTACCAAAAAGGGAAAACATTACATACTAACAAAGGAGGAAGCAATTGCTTACCTTACCGCCCTCAATGAGAGAGCAAAAGCAAGAAAAGCCGCCAAAGAAGATATGGGTTTTACAAAATGAAAACATTAACAATTGTTCTTGGAATAATATACCTTTGCACCCTAATCGGTGGGAAGAGTAGATAAGGAAGTACCGCTCAGAAATGGGCGGTTTTCCATTTACCATTGCTGGAAATTTCTGGCAATTCGGCCGGCCATTTTGCCATATTATGTCAATAAAAATTTTTTTAAAAACTATTGACATTGCCGCAAAAGTGTGCTATAATATATACATAAGATAAATCAATAAAGGTCAGGTTCAAGACCTTAAAACCGGAAGGATAACTATTATGAATAAAGCATTTATCGTTTGGGCACTCTCACAGTTTAAGTCACTCACTGTTGCTTTAGTAAAGAATTCAAGAGTACGTGAAGAGGACGAATACAACGCTGACACTATCGCTGACATACTGGGCAGAATGGAAACCTGTGCAGAAGACATCGGTATATCCTGTATGAATTTTGGTAACTTTGTCTTTACCTGCGACAAAAAGACACGTAAGGTTGGTATTCTTAATGTTCGTACTGGTAAGTATGTTACTGCTCATTGTAGTAAAGATGATTTCTTTGATTTAAGAGTTGGACTTGGCGTATGTTGGGCGAAGCACAATAATGTGGTACGTCCTAAAGTTCCGGTAAGAAAAAAACTGAGCGAACTTAAATCGGGTGAATGTTTCATTTTTGATTACTTAGGAAAGAAATATAAATACGAATTTATCGGCACTACTGACACTAAGGTAAGAGGTGAAACAAAATATGTATGTCGCTGTTTGTATGAAGGCGCAGTACAGAATTATTTAGACTTCTTTGACGATATATGCATAGTTTGGGAATAATTAACAAAGTCGCTCAGAAATGGGCGGCTTTTTCATATTTTGGTAATGGTAAATTTTGGAAAAGTGACCGGCCGCTTTTCCATAAACTACCAAAAAATTTTTTCAGAAAAGTGTTGACAAGTGCCGCAAAGTGTGGTATAATATAATTACAGTAAAGGACAGGTTCAAGTCCATAAAACCGGAAAGGAATACCATTATGGAAAAGTATGAAATCAGATTTATCGGCAAGCCGGAAAATACTTACACTTCACCGCATAGCTATGTAGCTGTAAGAATGTTCACTTCTTTAATGAATAAAGAACAGAGATGGTTAACCTACTGCCCGTTAAAGCGTTTTAGCAATGGTTTTATTGATTCTGTTTCCGTTGGTGATATGACATTAAGGAGGGTAAAGTAATGAAAACAATAAAGGTTCTTGTATCAACATTAAGCAATGGTGATTTCTTTAGTGTAGGTGTTTATGACTACCTTTTCGTGGGTAAAACTAAATTCCAAGATGTGAATGGTTATGTTGGTTGTAACCAGTCTAACGGTGATTTAAAAGTTTTTGATTTCGACCAAATAGTGGAAATTCCACGTCCTAAGCCAGTAAGAACCACTTTTTGGTATAAGAAGAAGTTTTTGGAACTCGTTGGTGGCGGTGTTGAACATGATAAGGTTGAGTTTAAATTTAATACTATTTGTTCTCGACTTTATGCCGAACTTAAGGTGACAAGATATGGTATATTACAGGAACTCTGTGGAAAATATGGTCGTGATGATTATATTATAACACTTAATGGCAAGCCTTATGATGGTGTTACAATAATGCTCATAAATACAAGAACTGGTAAATCAGTTTCTTGTAAACATCTCGACCCGGAAAAAATTACCATGGACAATATATATGTTATCTTTATCGACCTTTACAAAAAGTACATGAATCAGTAAAAATGTGCCGCTCAGAAATGGGCGGCATTTTCATATTCCATAAATGGTAAATTATGGCAATTCGACCGGCCGGCTTTCCAAATTTTTCCATTTCTACCATAAAAAACTTTTTAAAAAATTTTTCTAAACCCCTTGACTTTTATATAAATCTATGCTATAATATATACATAAGGTGAGGGGAAACAGGAAACGAAAACTCACCGAGTAAACTATTATTATCATTGTCAGGTTCAAGACGTTAAAACCGGAAGGAAGTTTAATTATGACACTTAGACAGTTTTATTCAGAAGTAGCAGAAAATGCATCTATCAGTGCGGAAGCAAAGGAAGTCGCAAACAAGTATCTCGCAAAATTCGCTGAGGAAGATAAGGAAAAAGATTCCAAGAGAGCCGCAAACATCGCCCTTGGTGAAGCAATTGTCGCTAAAATGGAAAAAGGCAAGAAATATCTCAATAGTGAGATTGTCGCTATGTTTGCGGGACAGTATAATAGTTCCAAAATTGGATATGTCCTCCGTGAAATCCTTAAGGATAAGGTAGTGGCAGATGATTCCAGTCCGAAGCAGTATTCTCTTAAGTGAGATTAACTACTAACAAAAAGTGGAAGTCGCTCAGAAATGGGCGGCTTTCTTGTTATTCTATAATTGGTAAATTTTGGAAAATCGGCCGGCCCATTTGCTATATATTTCCAACAAAAATTTTTAGAAAAGGGTTGACATTGCCGAAAAACTATGCTATAATATATACATAAGATAAAGAGAGGTTATACTCTTAAAAACCGGAAAGGAATTATTACCATGAATCTTAAAAGAATTTTAAAGGAATTTGGATGTTATCAGCGCAACAAAAAGACTGAATGGCGTCTTAGCGCTGGCGTTTTTACAGGCGAGAATGAAGCTGTCGAGTATCTTGATGACATTGCCGAAAAGTATATTATAGGTCAGTCAATCGTTGACATTAAGAATGAATCTTATGGAGAGCTGGTTACTTTCGTTTTATCCAATGGTTTTGAACTGCGTTTTCATTCAAACGAAGGCTGTGGCGGCTGTGGTAATGGTTGGTATACTTGTCCACCATCTGACCTAATTGATACAAGAGAAAACGGTAATGTTATAACAAGGGTTGCTGTTCAAGACCCGGAAAATGCAGAATATGGCACTTATTCAGTATTCATTTATTCTTTAGATAAGCGCATAATACAAGCAGATTTTTCCGGCGAAGACAATGGATATTATGGTGTAGGCATATGGGCAGAGGTTGTCATCCCCGAAGATGTTATGGCTAAGTTATGCAGTTAAGAAAATGCCGCTCAGAAATGGGCGGCTTTTCCAATATTATGTTATTGGTATTTATTACCAAAATGGCCGGCCCGTTTGCCAAATTTTTCCAATTATACCATAAAAAACTTTTTAAATTTTTTAGAAAAACTATTGACATTCTAATAAATCTATGCTATAATATATACATAAGGTTGAGGGAAACAAAAACCTAAAACCTTAAATCATTCATTATTTATATTCATTGTCACGTTCAAGACGTTAAAACGGAAAGGTAGAAAAATTATGACACTTAGAGATTTTTACAACGAAGTAGCTACAAATGCATCTATCAGCGCAGAAGCTAAGGAAATTGCTGGCAAGTATCTTGCTAAGTTTGCGGAAGAGGACAAGGCGAAGGATTCTAAGCGTGAAGCTAATGTTGCACTCGGTGAGGAAATTCTTGCCAAAATGGAAGCTGGTAAGAAGTACCTTAACGCAGATATTGTGGCAATGTTTGCCGGTCAGTACAACTCGTCAAAGATTGGCTATATCCTTAGAGAAATCTTAAAGGATAAGGTTATTTCAGACGACAGCACACCTAAGCAGTACACAAAAGTAAAGTAATAAACACGGCAAAAACTGGAAGCCGCTCTCGAAAGAGGGCGGTTTTCTTATTATGGTAGAACTGGAAAATTTTTCCAAAACGCCCGGGCGATTTTCCATCTTTTTCCATTTTTACTATAAAAATATTTTTAAAAAATTTTAGAAAACTATTGACAAGTACCTTATTCTATGCTATAATATATACATAAGATAAAACAAAACACAAAGACAGGTAACAAGTCTATAAAACCGGAAGGAATTTTAACTATGGAAAATTTAACATTTAGAGCTTGGGCACTTGCACAGGAATTATCATTTGCATATGCAATGGCAAAGTTCTATGAAACAAGTAAACCGATGAATTTTGAAGATAAGGTTACTAACATTTTAGACGATTTTGCAACACTTAATAGCTATGATTATACAGATATTCTTGTATATGGTAACTTTGTAATCACTATAAATAAAAAGGCACGTAAGCTGGGACTTCTTAATACTCGAAGTGGCAAGTATGTAGAAACTTATTGTAACAAAGAAGACAATTTTAACTCTTGTGTTGGCTTAGGTATACTTTGGGCAAAGTATAACAACATTGAGCGCCCTAAGTTTATAAACAAGAAAAAGCTGTCTGAACTCAAACCACATGATGTATTTACAATTAGTAGTGGTTCACGCTATGAATTTATCGGCACTATTAAGAATATAGGTCTTAAAAACAATTATGTAGCTTTTAGCATTGATACTGGAAACACTTACCGTTTTGCAGATGGCGCAGTAACGGTAGTAGAATAAGGAGGAAATTACCATGACACAGAGAGAATTTTATAACGCAGTAATAGCCGCAAATCTTAGCGATGAAATCACGGATAAAGCGAAGGCACTTCTTGCCAGTGTTAACAGTAAAAATGCAAGGTCTGCAAAAAATTCCGAGGAAAAGCGTAACACCAATACAGAAATTGGCAGAAAACTTTTCAGTATGCTTGATGTAGGAAAAGCGTACACAATGGATGAAATCTTAGTACAGTATTCGGCAACAGTGTCAGAACTTACCAGTGAATATGACTTCAAGATGAACTCGTCAAAGTTTACCGCCATTGCAAGAAATTGTCAGGATGCGGGATTTATCGAGATAATAAAAGACACACCAAATAAATACAGATTTATCGGATGAAAACTGCCGCTCAGAAATGGGCGGCTTTCCTATTGTGGTAAAATTGGTAAAATTTGGCGTTTCGCCCGGGCGATTTGGTAGAATATGGAAATAAAAATTTTTAGAAAGGATTGACAAGTGCGGCGAAATATGATATAATATAAACATAAGGACAGGTGATAAGTCCATAAAACCGGAAAGGAATACCATTATGAATGAAAAGAAAAAAAGAATGATTAACAGCAAGTCACCTCTTGAACTTTTTTTAAGTTTTGGAATGATTTTTAATTTATTTTTCACCGCTATTACTGCCGTTATAGCTGGAAATATGGAACTTACTGATAATATGCAAGATTTGGCGGCATTTATTATATTTGCTCGCCTTGTAACAACTCATTTTGTTTTTATTTGGTTATTCCAATTTGATTATGAGGCGGTTAAGCCACGTAAACTAACCACACTTGAAAAAGCACAAAGAGTAATTAATAAGGGAGAATACAAAAAGCAATTAAAAAAAGACAAAGAAGAACTTAAAAGACGTAAGGAGATTTCAAAAACGCTTAAATATATAGAACAAGCAATTATAGCCGAAGCTAAACACGGTAACCGTGAATTTACCTTTGACCTCCCTATAGATTACTGTGTAAAAGATGTAGAACTTTATTTACAAAATCATGGTTTTAAAGCAAAAATTGATAATTCTGAAAAAACCTTAGACGGTATGTTAAATTTCTGCCATCCATTATACATCAAATGGTAACTTATGCCACCCTTCGGGGTGGTTTCTCTTTATCCCATTATTACCAAAATCTTCCAAAGTGCCCGGGCATTTTGCCATAAAATACCATAAAAAATTTTTCGTCAACCCCTTGACAACTCGCCGCAAATATGGTATAATATATACATAAGATAAAGAGAGGTTATAACTCTATAAAACCGGAAGGACTTTTAACCATGAAACTAAGAAGTATTGATTACATCATGATTTTTAGCTGTGCTTTGGCGGCTGGACTGTGCTACGCTGGTAGTAATTGGTCAGCACCTATGTTTATCCTGTCAAGTTCAATAGGGCTGGTAGATTCTACCAGAAATAAGGTTCTTACAGGAGCTATCATTAATGGAATTTTCTTGGCACTTAATGTTGCCGTATTTGTACAGAATGTGAGGTAATAGTATGTATATTAAAATATGTAAAGGCGATGCAATAAATTTAAACTTCAAAATACTTGAATATAAAATTCCCGATTTTGATGTACTTGCCGGAAACAAAGTTAACGAGGTAGAGGAGGTAATAAATTTAATTGCTGAGTGTGGCTATCCCTTTAAAATAATAGGACTTTCAGAAAAGGAAAGAAACTATTTAGTTAAGTATTTCCACGACTATTTCACCGAAACGGATGCAGATTATGGTATTCTTGCTAAATGTTTAGATATTCCATATAAATATGAATGGTATGTTACTTCTGAGAATGATAATGTAGAACATATAGCAGATTACTTAGAACATGAGAAAAGTATGGTTATTTGGGCGGAAAAGTGTATTGAGTTTCTTGAAGAAAAGGAGTCGTAAAATGAAAGAAATATACATAGTAAACGTTATGGGTTGTTCCACTTGTGCATACACTGAATATTCCTCCGCACTTAAAGACGTTTTGTCAACAATTGCAGATTTGACAGGTGAATCATATACAGGAAGCACAGAAAAAGAACTATATGAGTATCTTGATGATAATTGTGATGTAGCAAGTCTTGAAGCACTTGATTTATACGATAATTAATCTATGCCGCCCTTTGGGGCGGTTTCCTTTTATACCATTACTGGAAAATTATGGCGAATCGCCCGGGCGCTTTTCCAGATTTTTCCATTTCTACCATAAAAAACTTTTTTAAAAAATTTTTCTAAAACTATTGACAATAGCACAAAGTTGTGCTATAATATATACATAAGGTGAAGGGAAGAAAACACCTAAAAACCATATTATCATTATTGTCAGGTAAAGACGTTAAAACCGGAAGGAAGTAATTAAAATGACAGAACTTAGAACTATCAAGGAAAAGGACTTCAAACTCAGTGAAATCAAGGAAGCTATCAGAGTGGAAGCTTTTGACAGTGTTGTTGAAGCTATGAAGGCTAAGTACGGTGAGGAAAATGTTACCATCGTTGGCAAGTCTGAGGTAGCTGTAGCTGTTCTCACAATTGAAACAAAGGAAGGATTTACCGTTGAAGCGTGCGTAACATTCTCCCCTACTGTCAAGGACTATAAGGACAGACAGACAAACAAAAAGTATTTTACAGAATATGACAGGGAATATGAGGGTAGCGTATGGCAGAAAAAGGTAGAGGAAGACGAGAAGGAAGCTAAGGAAAAGGAAGAAAAAGCCAAAAAGAACAAAGAAAAGGTAGAAAAGGAAAAAGCGGCGGCGAAGGCAAAAAAGGAAGCTAAGGCAAATTAATCCAGCGAGGGTTGAACTTCGGTTCAGCCCTCTTTTATTTTTATCCAAAACTGGAAAATTTTGGCAAAATGCCCGGGCACCTTTCCAGCATTTTCCAATTATGGAAAAATAATATTTTTAAAAATCTCTTGACAAGTGCCGCAAAATGTGATATAATATATACATAATAAATCGACAGGTTACAAGTCGTTAAAACCGGAAAGGAATACCAAAAAATGCGTGGAAGAAAAAAGGAAAAATTTATAGTATTAGACGTGGAAGGAAATTCCACTTGTCTGCCGTACAATATTGGTTATATTGTGGCAGATAATGCCGGCAATATTTACCAAAAGCGTTCAATTGCTCTGCCTTACGCAGTTTGGCAAAATTTGATTGGTTCGTTAGAAAGTGGTTTATGCAAGGAAATGCACTTAAAGAACACTAAGGACATTTTAACAGACTATGAAAATTCTGCCAAAAATCGAAAGTACAAGTGTATAAGCATTGAGAGTTTTTGGATATTATTTACATCTGATATTCAGAAGTACAACATTAAAAAAATGTATGCTTATAACGTTGCCTTCGATAATGCCGCACTTAGTAGGTTATTTGGTGCAAGGTATGAAATGTTAGGACTGGAAATTCGTGACATCATGGCGGCAGTAGTAAAGACTCGACTGTTAAATCCTTCCTATTTGGAATTTTGTGACCGTCATGGTTATTTGTCAGAAAAAGGTAATTATAAGTACGGTGCTGAAATAGTGTACCGATATTTGAAGGGCGAAGCATATGCCAATTTTGAGGAAGAACATACAGGACTTGCCGATGTTATGATAGAATATGAAATTTTGTTATGGGTTCTCAAATCTGGTAAAAAACAGGAATGGTCGTGCATTTGTGCTTGGAAAAAATTCCAGCAATATGTGGAAGAAACTGGATACCAAAGATGGTTGCCATTTTAATGGTAAAGGCGGTAGTTTTCGAAAGAAGGCTACCGCCCCATTTTTATGGTAGAACTGGAAAATTTTGGCGAAACGCCCGGGCACTTTGGCATTTAATGGTAGAAAATTTTTTCAAAAAGGTATTGACATTGCCGCAAAACTATGTTATAATATATACATAAGATAAAGAGAGGTTATAACTCTATAAAACCGGAAAGGAATTAACCATGATAACTGATGTGCCTATGAAAGCTAATTCAGAAACGATTTTACAATTACAGGAGCAGATTAAAATTTTAAAACGTAATTTGCATTTAATGTGTAAGTTTGGTCCTTGGGAAGATTGTGGCGATTGTCCTTGCTATGATACAGTTAGTGAAAAATATAACTGTATGATACAAAGTGCCGGCTTAGGTTCGCCAATTCTTTGGAAGAAAGGAAAAGATTTTTAATGGATAAAAGATTTAAAACAAAAATAACTATTGACATTGCCGCGATTATGTGCTATAATATATACATAAGATAAAGACAGGTTATAAGTCTTAAAAACCGGAAAGGATTTTACTATGAAATTAGATTTTAAGAAAAAGGAAATGACTGGAACAGAAATGGCTATTGGTTGCTTAATTATTTTAGTTGTCATTGCTCTTACTTATGGTTGTACAGTTCTTATGGTGGGACTTGCTATGTGGTCACTCTGTAAGTTGGGAATTATTGCCGTATGGACGTGGAAACAGGCGGCATTATGGGCAATTGTTTTGGCAGTTGTTGGTAGTTTCTTTAAGAGTGGTAAAAAGGAGGATTAAGTTATGGATAAAAGATTTGAAATATATCCCGTTATAGGCATATGGTATTGGGAATCTATGGTAATGGAAGAAATGGGATATGGTAAATATGTAGATTCTCGTAATATATTTGATTGGGATGACTTTTTTGAGGAAAAAGGTATTGAACACTTTACGGATAGGCATTATCTTGAAAATGTTCTTATTAACTCCGATGATGGTGAAGATTTTGCATATATTGACCGCTCAGGTTACATTGATAAGGGTTATTGTAACGAAAGGTTAGAATATGGTGAAAAAGTTGTTGATATTAAAGAGGAAATTTTTTCTGCGGCAGTAAGACTGTTTGATAAAGGTTTAGCACCAAAAGAATTTATAGTTCTTTACCGTTAATAAGAAGAATAGAAGAAATAAATTAATTGATAAATTAGAGGATGAAAAGAAAAATGGATGGTCGTTTTGAATTTTTTGAAAATTATTATGACTTAGAGCATAATCCCGAAACTATGTTTACACTTTTGTACTTTATGGCAAAAGAAATAGAATCTTTACGGCATGAACTAAATGAGTTGCGAAGTGACACTGACTTTGAAGAAGAATAAAAGCGCCGCCCGAAAGGGCGGTTTTCTTATATTCCATAATTGGTAAAAATTGGCGAAACGCCCGGGCACTTTTCCAGTAATTTCCATATCTACCATATTTTCGCGGCGAAAAATTTTTAAAAAACTATTGACAACTGCCCGCAAATGTGGTATAATATAATTACAGTAAGGGAGGGATTAAATGACCGCCTTAATACTAATAGGTTTAACTATGATTGCCGGAATTTTGGCAATCGACTAAGAAAGGACTAAATTATGGAAAAAGAAATAGTATTTGACATGGACGGCACTCTTAACAATTTTTATGAAGTTGAGGGCTGGCTGGAAGATTTAAGAAATTATTCTGTACGACCTTATAAAGATGCGAAGGCAAGGCTCAATCTGTCAAGACTTGCCAAACTTCTCAATAAGTTACAGAAGGATTTAGATTTCACTCTTAAAATCGTTTCATGGTGTTCAAAGGAAAGTACACCAGAATTTGACAGACGTACAAAGGATGCCAAACTCCAGTGGCTCAGGAAACATATGCCATCCGTAGAATGGGATGAAATCCTTATTGTACCATATGGCACACCTAAGCACTCTTTAGGCGAAGGCATACTCTTTGACGATAACGAAGAAATTAGAAAAGAGTGGGGCAAAGGTGCATACTCAGAAAAGGAAATCTTTGACATACTCAATGCGATTTTAAGAATGTGAGGTGGGAGAATATGGAAGGCATAATAGAAGAAGACTGGATAGAATCAGAAGAAATGGAATATCTCGGAAAAAGTTTTTGGGAAGAAGGCTTTTATGATAAAAGCGGTAAGAAAATGGAAACAATGGAAGTTCTTGCCGCACTCTTTAAAAAGACTATTCAATTAGAAAAGCGAATAGAACAGTTAGAGGAAGAAAATGCCATTTTGAGAGATATTGGTATGTTCGACCTTGACAAAACGGAAGATATTTTCAATGACATAACATTCGTAAGAGGATATGACTGGAAAAAGAGTAGTAATTTTACAGTCGATAGTGAAGATTGTAGTATGCCTTATCTTTTATATTATATAAGTCAATATATATCAGACAAAAGGTCAGAAGATGAACCCGAAGGATATTATTGGTAATTTATGCCGCCCGAAAGGGCGGTTTCTTTATATACCAAAACTGGAAAATTTTGGCGAAACGCCCGGGCAGTTTACCATATTTTGGCGGCGAAAATTTTTTAGAAAAACACTTGACAAACATCATAAACTATGGTATAATATAAACATAGATGGAGAGGTGATAACTCCTAAAAACCGGAAAGGATAACCATATGGTAAAGAATTGTAAATTTAAGTGTGATGACTTTGAAACAGGTTCATTGACAGAAATGGTGGGTTATATTTTAAGTCAGTGTGATGCTGAAGGAATTATAGCAACTTGGTATTATTTAACCCCTACTATGCCTTGTCTTGTCGCAGAAATTAACAACGAAGATAAAATACTTGGTAGTTTCCGCTTAGGTGATTTACTTCTTATGCATCAAAATCACGTACTTTCGGAAGAAATATACAATACAGCTTATGCATTTGTTGATAACTATTTAATAGATGAATTACACAGAGCATATAACAGACATGAAGAAATGATAATTACATCAGTAGGCATAAATGATTTTCACATCAACTTAATATGGGAGGACTAATTATGTATTTTACAATTAACAATTATGTAACAAAAGAGGATGAAAAGATACATACCAAAAGAGGTGCAATAGTAAGAATAAATGAACTTCTTACTAACAAAGATATGGCAATCGCTAAACAAATTGTCGAAAACACCATCAACCGCCCTCATGCAGTAACATTTGATAACTTTGCTATACGCTGTGTAAAAGAATATGAAATAGAAGGTATTGAAGAACAGCTTTTTGAACTTGATGAACTAACGGACGCAATTTTTTATACTGACCAAGATTTAACATTTAAAATGGCAATAGAATGGTTTGAAAGTACCACTTATGCCAAGGATATGAACGACAATCCACTTGGAATAAATTGGAGAACCATAGTAAAGCGAGATTATGACCACGCAACCTTTAACTATGAATATTCTGACAATCTTGTTAATTTGTACATTGATTCCGTAATGTATAAATTTTCCTTAATGTCATCGGGAGATATAGGAATATATAACGATTTGAAAATTATTTGCCATTAATTACCCGCCCTTTGGGGCGGTTCCCTTTTATGGTAGAAATGGTAATTTTTGCCTTTTCGCCCGGGCACTTTGCCATTAAATACCATAAAAAATTTTTTAGAAAAACTATTGACAAACACTATATTCTATGTTATAATATATACATAAGATAAAACAAAACATGAACAGGTTCAAGTTCTAAAAACCGGAAAGGAATTACCATTATGTACAAAGTAATTTATAATGACTGTAGCACTGAAACTTATTCAAATCTTGACAAGTTAGATGAAGGATTAAGGAAGGTTTTCTCTCACAAACTTGTAAATGATGTTACACTCGCTTTTATGAGCGGTAAAGACATTTATAGCGGCAGATTTTTTGATGTTGAACATTATGTCGGTTATATTTATGACGGCAACTATTTTACAACCTTATGGCAGTTAGCACAGACACTTTCCACAGAGATTGACCGTGATAAAAAGGTTGAATGGTTTATTCAGAATGTCGGTATTAGCGCACGTAAAGATAATGGAGATGAATTTGACCTTCCGTGGTATGATATGATTGAGGATGATTATGACCATGAAGAATACAGCGGTCATTTAGCATCAGAAATTGACAATGCGGTTGCGGAAGAAATTGAAGATGCACTGGAAAAATGTAAGGATTTGGTAGAAGGTGGCTGTTTTACTTTCAGTTTTTGGGAATCAGATTTCTGTATTGAAATTGAAGAGGAAGGGAGTGAGGACTAATGTATTTTAAAGGAACATATAGTTGCGGCTATTGTGGTTGTGACAATATATACTACTTTAAAGCAAATAGTATAGATGATGTTTGCGTTTATATGGTAGAAGGACTTTATGACTATGCCGGAGACTATATAGATGTTGAATACCCAGAAGGTTACACCGATGATGATTTTGACAACTTTCTTTACGATTGCGGTTTTGACGTTGAGGAAATTACTGACATGGATGATTTGGAAGGTGAGGACATAATAGACCTTACCATGTAAAATATTGCCACTCCTTCGGGAGTGGTTTTATTTTGCCATCTGACTGGTAAATTTTGGAAACTCGGCCGGTCGATTTACCATATATTACCTTTTTGTCCGGGCGTTTTTCCAGATTTTTCCATATTTACCAGACCCTTCCATTCCGCTCCGCAACCACGTATTTACGTCACTTATAACACTACCCAAGGAGCTGCATCCCGCCCACATTTTTTTCGCGCCGCCAAGCCACGCATCTATGTCGTCCGCCAACCCCATAAAATCGGCGTCCATCCGGGCAGGCGGGGTAGGGGTCTCCCCGGTCCGGGCTTATGGGGTCCCTATAGGAGCTGCAAAGGAGCTGCGTCGGCCGGGCATAAAAATAGCCGCCTTATATGAGCTACAAAGGAGCTACATCTAAGACGGACAAAAATTTTTTGAGTAGGGGTAAAGGAATTCTACTTTTTAAATGAGAAAAAAAACGACTGAATTAGTAAAATTTTTGACTATTTTTATAGAAATTTCACAGCTAATCTCGCGCCACGAAATTTTTTATTTGAATCGCGACACATAAAATCTACATTTAGAAAAAAACCCTAAAAAGGTCCACGGTAAAATTTTACAGTTCTGGAAAAATTTTCCATTTGAGAGAAAAAGATAATGTTACTGTGAGAATTTCCAGGAAATTATTTGGAATTTACTAAGGATTGTTTGGTTATGGGAATAATTATTCTCTTTAATTTTGGGAATACAGTAGGAAATAAGAAATTGCCCAAAAATGTGGGCGAAATACGGTTTGGAATATAGTCAACCCACGTTACCAATTCTAACTTAATTTGCACTATATATATATTATATATTAATTATACTTATCTATGCCTGTTGCTGCTAGGGCTCGCTAGCAAAAATAATCCAACTTTTACTAACTCTCCAAAACTCGCCAAAAATCGTTCGGGAATACGGAGGGTAACGGTAGAAAACGTGTTTTTACGGTTTTGCACAGTAAACCCACGTTGGTTTTTACTACTACTACTACTACTAATATTTCTGCGGCTACGCCGTTTAGGTTGGTACTAGTCCTCCTTTCGCCGCGATTTCTAATACTACATAATTCGCTACGCAATTCGCACTATTTATATATAATTATATTATTACTACTACTACTACTACCCTTTCTTTCTTACTACTACTACGCAATTCGCACAATATATAATATATATAATAATAATATATATAATTATACTACTACTACTTACTCGTTACTACTACTACTAGCTAAACTAACTCGCACTATATATAATATAATAATTATACTACCACTACTACTCTAATCCTCTCTACTACCACTACCCTAATACTTTTACTATTACTACTAACTTAACTCGCACAATATAATATATATCTATTACTACTACTACCCCTACTTACTACTACTACTTACCCCCTACCAAAATTAAACTTAACCCGCACAATATATATAATATATACAGCTAACTCGTGCTTCGCACTCGCACGCTGCCTCCCCTTTTATACTATTCGCTTCGCTCATAGTATAAAAGGATGTGCTATTTTACTTTCTCTGTTACTTCGCCGCGAAATCACAGTGAAATTTCTTGCCGCGAAATCCCCGAATACCGCCCCTATAGAGAAATAGCGGCCAGGTGTACTACCCAGCCGCCATTTTAGAAACCTATTAAATTGTCGAAACGGCTTTCGTATGTCTTAAATTTGCCGTTGTAGAAGTCAGCAACCGCTTCGTTGTTAAAGCGTGGGAGACCCCCTTTAATTCTGAGATAAAGATTCTCAATCTTACGTGCTCGGCTAAGACCAACGTAAAGAAGTGTACGGTTTTCGTTCGCGCCATCAAAGAATCCTTTATCGTACAGGAAGTTTACCTTATCGAATGTCTGACCCTGAGATTTGTGTACTGTGATTGCCCAAGCTAACTTAAGTGGTAACTGCTTAATACCCCCGATTGTCTGAGTTTCACCGTCTTCAAAAATCTGAGTCTTAAAATCATACTGAGGAACATCAACTTCTTCGCCGCTATCCAGCTTAACTCTGACCCCCGTAATATTTAACTGAGTAATGTGTCCCATGTCGCCATTACAATAACCATCTGTTGGGTTGTTAATTGTCAGCATAACTCTTGCGCCAACCTTTAACTTAAGCATACGAGGAATTTCCTTGTCATACTCGCCCCAATAAAGAGCCTTGTAAAGCTTTTCCGGTGAATCAATCTTATCAAGCTCCTGTGAATTGATAGCGTTTACAACCTTGTTTGTACAAGCAAGGATTACTGCATCTTTCATAGGAGCATTTTTCTGTGACTGTGCAAGATAAGCCTTGTCATCTGATGTAAGAGTATTGCGGCTAAGATTGTAGAGAGCGGTACTAAATGCCTGGTCGTCCTGTCTCATTGCCTGTGTAAGAGTGCAAGTCTGGAAGTTAAAATCTCTCCAGATGTGTGAGTGGAAGCAATGGAACTGACTTCTATCAAGTTCTGGTGAATAGCCGCGATGGTCAGCAATCTTAATAGTTTCATCAGTTACTACAGGCGGCAACTGGAAGAAGTCACCGATAAGGATAATCTGACAATTTGGATTGAACTCCTTAATTTCATTACCTATTGTATTGAATAAGAGGAAGTCCAACATAGACGCTTCGTCAACCACAAGGCTATCAGTATCCTTTAACCAATCATTGTCCTTGGTTGCTGTGCCATCAGTCACGGAAAGATGAAACTGGTGATGGAGAGTAAACCCCCCTATACTTCTTGCCGCAACACCAGTGGTAGCACAAACAATTGTTCTCTTGCCGCGACGTTCAAATGCTTTGATTATGCGATTTACAAGAAATGTCTTTCCTGTTCCAGCCGGGCCAGTAATAAACATATTCTTGCCGCTCATTGCCATATCAAAAAACTGCTTCTGCTTTTCGTTGAGGGCATTGTAGTCTTCCTGTTCTTCAAGTCTTTCTTTTTCTGTAAGTTCTATCATTCATCTTCCTCCATTGGTCTGCCAAATTCATTAAAGGTATATGTGCTCTTTTGAACTTGGGTAATGTATTCGTACTTTTCGAGTTCTTTCATGGCATCTCGGTAACTGGACTCCGAAATGCCGATACATTGTTTGATGTATGCTGGGCCTATCGCCATATCTCTTGTTCCATAGGAACACAAAAACATCCATAGTTTAAATGCGGAGTAAGTTAACCTTTTCGCCGCGATAATCCAGTTTGTTCTATCTATTACCATGAAGTTTTCGTGAGGAAGAGTGCGGCGAATTTGGATTGTTTTCTAGTTTGGAAATAGTGCCATTCAACTCACCTCAGATATTGAAGAGACATCTTATGCCGGCAACTCCATCACACGATGTAATTGAGATAGCCATTGGGTCTGATTCATCAATGTAATAGTTTGTTTTGTAGGTTTCGTAGATAAAGTTTCTTGCATCTACAATTGATGGGAACTCATCTACTTTCTTTCCGTAGAGAACTGGCTGTGAACCTTTGCCGCAAATCTTGTGATAGAAAAATCTTTCAAGTGTCATGTAGTAGCCCCCCTTAAGCAAGTTCAGCATAGAAACAAAGAACAACATCTTCAACCGCAAAACCCTCAAATGTCGGGTCATCAGCAGTTTCATCGAGCATATCAAATGCGTTAACGTCAAATCCATATTCGTCAAGATAGCCAATTGCGGCATCCTTTGCTTCATCAAATGTATTGAATAATTTTGCTGGTGTTTCATCAATTAAAAATTCTACAACGTACATAAGTTTTCCTCCTTAATCATTTTCGCTTTCGTTTACTTCCCACACATCAACTACGTTAATTTTACTTGCATCTACTCCGAATTCCATTGCAAAGTTACGTTTTGCAGCTTCGATATTAAGGAGAGTGTTGCCGCCCATGAAGTAGGTCTTTGTGATGTCCGGCTTATAGTTATCAGAGAAGCCAGCCTTTGATGGTGTGGTGAGTGTTATCTTAAATTCTTTCATTTGTAATCCTCCTTAGACATTGGATGAAGCGAGTAAGTTTTCGTTTGAGTCGTACATTTCAATGGTTTCGCCGTTTACTTTCATGAAACGTTCAACCTTTTTGTCGTTAACTATTTCTGATACTCTGTACCAAATGCCAAGCTGTTCAGCCGCAAAAATCATTGCAATCATGCCCCGGTACGAGAGTTTGTAAAATTTCTTGTTATCTAAGTCATCAAATATAAATACTCTTTCTTCTACCATTTTTATTTCTTCCTTTCTTGATTTTCTATATATATTATAACACAAGTTAAGGTGAAAGTCAATGCCTACCAGATATTTCCATTAGCGGTTAAAGGTATTTTCAATTGGTTCAGCGCTAATAACTACGCCAGCAAAAATTGCTGAACCATTGGTATCAATTATATGTTTAAGATTATCTTCGATATAATTGAAGATATTGTCAGAGAAATCTGTTGTGTAGTGGTCATCAGGG